CAGAGTTGGCAAGTTGGCCTACCTACGTTTGACATACGTAGACCAAACTTGTCACGCTTGTTACCCCCACCGAACTGACGTGCTGCAGCAGTCATCACATCAAGACCAATCTGTTTGATTGTCCGTTGTGACATACTTGCCTTACCTTTCACAGCGTTATCAAGATACTGATGCAGTGCCAGTTCAGCAGGATGGTTCATTATGCTACCTCATCTTCTATTTCGATGTCCACAATGTCATCTAACACTTCAGCATCGCCATCTTCCAACTTTGAGTTTACTTTTTCTGCCCACGAATTGATAACATAGCTATTGTAGTTGTCAATCCATGACATGAAGTCAGCAAACAAAACGTGGTCATCATTTGTAACCTCAAGTGTTTTAGTTACATCAAGAGATACAACAGGAATGAAAAAGCTATTACCATTAGGCATCTTACGCTCATTGGTATTGGCAGTAAACAAATGCATAGGTGGAAGTCTTCCCATCTTAGCAAACTTCACAAATACATCACCAACTAGCTTAAATGCGTCACGGTTGTCAATCTCCCAGATAAATGGAGTAGATTCCAATTCTACTGGCTCACCTTTTTCATTTACGGGATTGACCAGTTCAACTGTACCAAAAACAGCACGAACACGTTTAATCTGCTTGATTAACTCCTGCGTTTTTTCTGGTAATGCTTTGAAGTCTTGGATATAACCTGCAGGTTTACCACAGTTAAATCCACCGTCATTATCTTTCAAGTCAGATTCCATTTTTGCGTCTTCTGTCATAAGAGACTTGATAAAACGATTAGGTGAATTAGCACCACCCATCACAAACCGCTTATACATAAAACGCTGAACAAAAGCACGGATGTTCACAGAAGAGGCGTAGTATGTGGGGCCATCTGGAATTTCCAGCTTATATGCACCACCCTCAATTATTTCCATGTTTACATTTTTTCCATTTACTTCTGCTGTACCCATTACTGGTGAATGGTTAATGCGAAGACGTGCAAGCGAACTGCTTTTAGATTTGCTTCCACCTTCCTTTGCAATACCCATTGCTTTCGCCATAGCTGCGAAATTATTTTGGTCTATTGTTGTAAGTTCTGTCATGTATGTTACTCCTTTCATTAGAGTGAATGAGGCATAGTTATATCACGCTACATCTTTCGTGTCAAGCCAATTCGGTCCAATTTTTGCTTCTAAAAGTAGCGGCACATTGAAATCAACACCCCAACGTGCAGCTATAAGTTGTGGTAGTACATTATTAGTATGGTCTATCACATTGATTACCTGTTGTTCTTCTTCAGGATGAACGTCAATGACGATGCTATCATGCACTGTATTCACTATACACGATTTTTTATCCTTTAGCAATTCATCAATGTGTAGTAAAGCTATTGGCACAATGTCTGCTGTAGCAAACGATTGCACAGGATAATTTTTTATTTGTGTAAAGTGGCTTACCCGCCCGGTAGACTTTCGTTTCACATCGGGGAATGAAAACTCCCGACCGCTAGGCGTAGTAATTTTTTGTGTTTCTAAAGCCTCTTTAGCCAGTCTGGAATGCCAAGCTGCGACACCTTTGTATTTATTGGTGAAGTGTTCATAGTAGGCTGCTTCTGCTTTGCTTCTACCAAAGCCTGTTGCACCGTAGAGTGGCGCAAACGTGTGAGCCTTCGCATCCTGTCTACTCGTAGGTTGACCAGCATCACTAATAACTTTAGCGGTGTATGCGTGTACATCAAATCCAGTAGATACTTCTTCAATAGCAACCTCATCTTGTGATAGGTAGGCTGCAGCACGGAACTCTAACTGTGCAAAGTCAGCTTCCATTACCTTGCCACCTTCAAATCGTGACACAAATACTTTCTTCACAGGGAACGTGCCGCCACGTGGCATATTCTGCATATTCGGGTCAGCACCGGACAGACGACCAGTAGCTGTACGATGTTGTAGAAGGCGTACATGAAGTAGCCCGTCGTTCTTGGTGTGTGTCTTGATGCCTTCCACGAATGATGACAGATAAGTATCAACAGCACTTAGCCTACGCACTTTATATAGGAAGTCTGCCGCATCTGTCATACCTTTACTACGTGCAGCACCTTCAAGTATTTCAAGGTTAATCTTACTTGTAGTAAAGCCATTTGCACTTGCCCACTTTGGTGATGGTGGCTTGAACTTAAAGCCAGCAAGTGTATCTGTTGGTTTAAACAAAAAGCCTTCGGTATTACAAGTCTGGCATCGACTTGGTTTGGCAAAAGGCTCACCATTTTTCTTTTTCTTTCGTACATAACCAGAGCCACCACAATCTGTACATTGCTCTGCTACAGTTCTGTAAAGACGTTTAGTGCCGGATGACATCATGTTATTGAACTCCGTATTGGACATATAGGGGTCAATCTTGCCTGACCATTCTGTTTTATCCAAAACTTTACGTCCATAAATAACCCAAGACAACTGTTCTGGGCTGTTTAGATTAATAGGGGTATCACCCATAACCTTACGTACATGAGACTGTAAATCTTCTTCTAGCTGTTTCTTTTCCGCTTCAAACTCATCACGCACATCGTCAAGTACAGATAAATCAACTTTAAATCCACGCTGATATATACGTGCTAAACACACAGCAACCTGATTAGTCAAGGTAACTGTATCCATAAGACGTGCATCAGGCACAGTGTTTAAGCGATACATCAGCTTGTCTGATAACTGCTGCGTAGCATGAAGGTCAGCAGACAAATACTCGCATAACTCGTTATGTGGTATGTCACGTGTGCTGTACCCTTTCTTAAAGTATTCTTTCAGTGTGTCTTGTTTCTTGGTATATAACTCATAGCGTTCTGCACAAGCCTCAAGAGACAGTGGTTCTTTGTTACCACGCTGCAGTACATACTCTGCAAGCATCGTGTCAAACACAGGGCCATCATACTTGAAGCCAGACTCCCACAGCCACATCAAGTCGTATGGAGCATTGTGTGCGATGATGATAGTAGCTTGGTCAAGATACATTTGAAGCAGCTTATGTCCATGATATGTATGCTCACGTTCACTGTGGTCAAACGTAATCAACTCTTCCTGTCCTTGGTCAGTCAACACACCAACCAAAGTTAGTGAGTTTTCTGGCTCAAAGGGGTCAAGGTGCATTTTACCATCACGTTGTGTTACTGTGTTTTCTACGTCAAGTGTCAGTTTCATTGCTAGTTCCTTTCAAATATTGTATCGCTCTTTTAAGTATTTCGATGTCATCATTAAAATTGCCTAACGCTCTATTACATTTATGACACAGCCAACCTCTAAAAGTATTATTCTTATGGCAATGGTCTAAGACCCAAGCAGTTCGTTTCTGTAAATCTCCTACCTCTTCTGCATTACCTAAACATATAGGACATCTATATTCATTTTCATCAGGCATACCATACTTTTTTCGTATAAGTTCTCTTGAATTTGCCATATCACGCATACATTTTTTACATTCAGGACGTTTGTATGTTCCACCATGACAATCAGAAAAAGCATTTAGAGGTAATACTTTTTTGCATTTACTGCATTTCTTTGTGTCTCCTTCCGGATCAAAGAAAACAGTATCACCAAACAATTCATGCTGCATCATACTGTATACCTAGCTGTCTGATATTCAAGTTCGCAGTGTACCACACCATGCCATCCTGTCAACTTGTTTTTTACAACATTCAGGTGACGCTGTGTGTCTTCCTCTTCTTGCCCATCAACAACAGGGTTCTTAGCAATCAGAACCATCAAGTCAGCTTCAGCAGCTTTACCTGTACGTGAGCCTTCCATCATAGATTGATTGAGTAAAACCTTGCCTTCAGCATCAGCAGATAGCTGTGACATATAGAATACAGCGCATTCATGTTGTTTGGCAATCATACGTGCGTGTACAGCATTAGCTTTGAGTGCTTCATCTGTACGAGCAAAGCCACCTGTCTTGGCAAACTTGTCACCCATGTCAAGCAGTACAATATCAGGCTTGTATGACTTACAGATAGATTCTACCCAATTCATATCACGACCTGTAGCATCTTTAATCTTGATACGTTCTTTTACAGGTGCATACAACTCACGTGCTTTAGCCGGATTGTCTTTTATCTCACGCATTGTCATGCCTGTAGCGGCAGTCAGATACCTAGCACCTACACGGTGGTAGCCTTCTTCGTTACACAACACAATGCAGTTAGCACCTTGATGTGCAAAGCCACCCGGTGCAGCAATCAAGCTGGCGTGAAAAGATGTCTTGCCAGTGTTAGGCCGTGCGCCTATCTCAATCAAGTGACCTGCGTTAACACCTTCTACCTTACGTGTCAGACTAGGAATGTTGAATGTCCAACGAGCCTCAAGGTCATTGCGAGCAAGCAAGGTTTCAATCTCAATGTCGTCCCACTCTACGTTTAGATTAGGTGTGAAGTCATCGCCATACTGCTCAAGTAACATACGCAATGGCTCAAGGCTAGACTTGTCACCATTCACATAATCAAAACCAAGATTGGCAATGTCCTCGCCAACAACCTGTTGAAACAGTTTGGACAGTACCTCTTGTGCCACGTCACTGCCCATAGGTGTCTCACGCTTTATCTGACCAAAGAGACTGCTGTACGATGCTTTTTGTGCTGTCGTCATTGTAGGATTGTTTGATATAAACAATGCCTCAATTTCATCAGGTGTCACAGTACGTTCATACCTATCCATAGCTGTATCAATAGCCTGTTTTATTTTACGCACATCTTTGCTGAACAGTCTGTCAGGACAACGTGCGCCACGATGGTCATCGTAAAATGACCTATCCATTAAACTTCTAATCAGTGATAATTCCATATAAATTCTCCATATCTGTCGGGTTACGATATTTTAAGTCATCATTCAAACGTAGTACACGAACATCGTTCACATGACCACGTAGTTCCTTTGCCATCTGCAAAGTCTTTGGTAGTGCATCGGGATCTAATGCAATTACGGCTGTTGAGAACTGTGCGAGATACCCTTTATGCGACTCTTGTAGAGATGTGCCAAGTATCGCAACCCCGACAAAGGATTTGCCACCAACCACGGCTGCACTCACACAGTCCTCAACAACAACTGCGACTTTACCACAACCATGTGTGTATGGCAAGCCACTTTTTCCATATCTTTTCCATTTAGGTAATCGCTTACCAATAGCACGACCAGTACCATCAACAATTTTACCTTCGTGCATGATAGGAAAAACAATTCTGTCTTCTTTTACATCATACATGACACCTAAATTATCTGGGTCAAGTTTGTATCCGTAACAAAATGACAACACAGTACGTTTCTTTCTGTGAGGTATAATGTATTGAGGCAATTCAAAACTATCTTCGGCAAACTCTTTTGCCCCGCTAAACCCAGCACGTATGTCATCAATAGACAGATGTACACGTGTACCGCCCTTAGAACCACAAGATACTTTGTAACAATTCCATACAAGTGATCCCATGTTATTAGTCACTGTAAATGTATTATACCCACCACAGTTAGGACAATTCATCCTTTTTGTAGTTCCATTAGGTATATCCATATCACTTATAGTGTTATATATATTATTCATGTAATATCACTTTCCTTTGCGGCACTTGCTATGCTT